TAACTCTTTGGAATCGACCATCTAACTCACCATCTGGAATAGTTTTAGTTCCATTAGTAGTTAAACTGGTGTTGTTAGAACCTGCCGTTGCATTAGTTACGTTAGGCATTACATAAACTCCATTCTTGTAATTTAATTTGTGTATCACCAGTAGATAAACCATAAGGAACAAATTGTTTAAAAAATGTATATGATGAAGTTTGAGAAGGGTTTACTCTAAATAATGAAGATACACATAATAATTCACCAGTAGGTTTTTTAAATATTGCAGTAACTTCACCATCAGCTTGAACACCTTCTAATGTATGGTGAGAAGGATGATTTATTACTAAAGCTTGACAAACATATGATTGACCCTTAAATTTACACGAACCTAATCCTGAATTGTTTGCTAAAATCATACCTTCATCTGATATACTAACTGTAGCCTGAGTAACATATCCATCATCCATAACAAGATCACAAGTTACTTGACAAGGTTTAGCTGAACTTTGTGATAAATTGATAGGACTTTGATTTGCTGATAAACATTGCGGAGGCCATGTAGTTTGAGACGAGAATAAACTCATTTCTTATTTGTTTATTACAAATAAAACTTATCATAGAATAAATGGAACCTGGATGGATTGCATTTATAATTTTAGTAAGTGTTCTACTTGTAGGTGGTCTTGGGTTTTTTACTTCATCAATATGGTATCCTAGAGTAGAATCAGGTGGAAATATATTTGTTATTATGGTAAAAACATTAGCTAATCTAGTTTTAAATATTGTTCCAATTTCTTTATTTGGATTTGGTATTGTTGCAGATATTATTAAAACAGAAGTAAGAGCTTCAATTCCTACATTAGCTGCATTTTTTTCTTTAATATTGTTACGTATAGGATTTTTAACACAATCTGCTACATTTCCTTTATTTGCAAGTAATCAAGCAGAAACAAATACAGCTACATATTGGTGTTCATTACCAGGTTTAGAATTTCTTGAAAATCCTGTATTTCCTGGTTCAGTTTTATCAACAACTATTATTGCATTTTATTATATTTGGTGGGCAATAAATACACCTAATCAACTTGTTGTTGTTTCCTATATGATGTTTGCTTATGCAGCATCATTAGTTCAATTTACATTTGGAAATTGTTCTAGTTTATATTATCCATTATTTAGTTTATTTGGTCCAGGATCAAGTGTTCTTTTACAAACTACTTTATTAGGTTTAGTAATTTCTGGATTTGTATATGGAATAGTTTATGGAGTGTATAGAAGTTTAGATCCTTTAGCTGGATTAAGAATTCCTGCTTTTCCTGGAACTACTGTAACTCCTACAATGTCTGGAACAGGAACAATTTCCGGAAATGCTTCGTGTCCTGTTGGAACGTATGATGATGGTTCTGGAAATTGTATACCACCTACTCCAAATACAACATGTCCAGTTGGACAGAAATTTTTTGAAGCCGATTCAATTGGTCCAGCAGGATGTAGATGTCCTAATAATTCTTTACCTATTAATGGAGGTTGTCCTTATAATTCATCAAATCAATCTGGAGTTCCACAACAAGGTGAACAAACATTTGTTGCAGAATTATATAAAAATGGTCAGTTAGTTACTGATTCACTTTCTAAGTAGTTAAAATTTTATAATAACCAATAATATCAGTTCCTGAATGTTTTTTAATTCCTTTAGGAGAATCTACAACCATTGTTGGAACTTTTTGAATATCATATTTTTTTGCTTCTACAGAATCTAAACTAACAAATATCCATTCTAAAGGAAAATCTTCTTGTAATTCCTTTAGAGCAGGTTTTATTTGTTCACATGGTGCACATGTAGTTGATGTAAATACGTATACTTTCGTTGTACCGACGTCCTGACTCATTGTATTACCTTAGAATCTTGAATTAAATTTTTTGTAAGACGAACAAATTTAGTTTTATTGATATTTTGTTGTTCTAATGTGTATCCATTTTTCTTCATAGTTTTTTGAAAAGCAGAGAAAAGTCCGGTTTTCAAAGACGTCTTATCCAACTTATCAAGATTTTCCATACACCATTCAACAATTTTATTTTGTTCTAAAGGAGGACCCATTAAAGATAATGCTAGTCCAGGAAGAACATCTTCATTTCTGTCAACTTTTTTTTCTTCTTTAATTCCAGTAAGAATACCAGTTGCCATTTTATCTACAATATCATTATGTATCGAATTATAATCTTTTTCTCCAGTATGTGCTTTAACATGAATAATTTTATATTCTTTTAGTTTGGAAAGCATATCATGTAAAGGTTCAATCAAATCACGATGTTTTACATCACCCCCTTCAGTAGTTTTCCAATTCTTTTTTATCCATGAAGCTAGCCATAAACTAAGACAATTTTTAGAATATTGTGAATCTGTATAAATTTCTAAAGACGTTTCATCTAAAGGGCATTTTTCATAAACAATTTTTACAGCATCATGAATTGCTTTTAATTCTGCACGTTGATTAGTTTGCGGTTCTTCTGCTGGCATTTTTGTAGCAAATGACCATTCTTTATTGTCTGGAAACCATGCAGCGTAGGAAGCAGATGCACCGGTTTTACCATTTGATTTACAAGCGCCGTCAGTGAACACTTTCATTATTATATTTAGGTTGGTGTATAAAAATGGGCATCCGTTTTGTAATACAACGACTTAATATTGCTTGTTGTAAAGATGTAGGATCTTCAATATGAAACCAAACTCTATTTTTAAAAGAACGTTGTTCTAATTGTCTTCTCAGCATTTGTTGACAAGCAAATGTCAAAAATTCAGAATGCCAAATAATAAGAATTCTTAATCTAGCATGATTTTTAGGTGTACGTGAAATCCACATATCGAACCATGGAGCAAATGTTTCTACTGAAAATAAAACAGAAGCATCTACTTCTTCGTATTCACAATCTGGATGTAATTCTTTATATTCTTGCCATAAACGTATCGTTTCTTTATCATTCAAAGGTTCAAATAAAACATAATGAGGTGGTGGAAACTCCATTATTTATTTAGGAGATTCGTCTTTAGGTTCTAATACGCGTTTAATTGGAATACTTGCATCAACAATATATAAAGAATTTTCAGTCATTACAACATAACACGTTTCACATTTAAAAACAGTTTGAATAGTTGAGGTATATTCATCTGTTCCTTTAACTAAATATTTAGTAGTTCCTTGAACTCCAATACAACATTTCTTTTCTACGGAATCACGATAATAATCTAAGTAAATAGGTTTATCTTCATCAATACTAACTTGTGCTGCTCTTAAAAGAACGTTAGCAGATGGAACAGACATTTTATATTTTTCAGATACAAATTTTAAACTTTCTGAACGCATTTTACTGCATCTTCTAATTTAAATCTTGATCTCATATTTAGAGATGGAACTGAGTCACGAGGTCTTTTCAAAATTTCATCTAGTTTTGTAGAAATAAGACCACGCAATTCAATAGCTTGAGGTTTTAGAAGTTTTGCAATCTCAAATAGAAAATCTGCAAATTGTGTAGTATTTTCTTCTGATTGACCAGATTTAGGTTCTATAATAGTATTTTGCAAATCTTCAATAACTTTTTGCATTGATTCTTGAAGTGCACGTCCAGTTACAAGTCCACGAGTAAACAAGTGAGTTAGGAATCTTGCATAACCTCTTCGAACATCTTTTTGTTTTGACCACAAAATTACCTTATCTTCAAATGCAGGGTCTTCAACTTTTGGGAAAAGCAGTGTTTCAGACATGTCATATAGAGAACTGAACATTTGAACATGTGTTTCTAGATCATCTGAAACTTCTGGAATTGTATTATTTAGAATAGAAGCAAGATCTGCCATTAATCCAGCATAAGCTGAACCTTTAATAGCTTTATCAAACAACAGAGTAGTAATTCTCAATCTGAATTCTTGATCACGTGTTTTTAGAATTTGGAGAGCTTCATTTGAAAGTTTTTCCATTGTAGGTTGAGCAATTTTATTTAGAATCATAAATATTTCATCATATTGTGGATCATCAGTTTCTCTAACACGGCGAACCATATCAACAAGAATCTTAGTTCTCCAATTATCTTCAGATTGTTTAGATATTTTCTTTTGAGGACGTGAAGGTCTATAAGCTGCAGGAACTAGACGAAGTCTAGAAATATTATCCATAATAAGTTTTGGCAATACAAGTTTTTCTACGAATCTCATTGAGTAAATTAGAGCATTAGTCATCTCCATTTTTTTATTTATGTTGATAATATGAAAACGAATTCGTTTTAAGAATAGCAGTAAAATAAAAAGAAATGGAGTTCTCAAAGTGGATTTTATGGTATCACGATCCTGAAGTGAAAGATTATTCAATTGAAAGTTATATTAAAGTAGCTGATTTTACAACTGTTAAACAATTTTGGACGGTTATTGATACAATTCCTAAAGAAGCATGGGAATGCGGAATGTTCTTCTTTATGAAAAATGATTGTCTTCCTCAATGGGATGCTCCACAAATGGAAAAAGGTGGAACATGGTCTAAAAAGATCGATGCACAACAAGCACATACTTCATTTATTGATTTGATGGTTCATTGTCTTTCTAATGAACTTCTTATTCAACATAAAGATAGTCTTGCAGGTATTTCGATTTCTCCTAAAGGACAATTTCACATCATTAAAATTTGGAATACTAATAAGAAATTTTGTGATAAACAACTTCTAAATCAAAATTTGACTTACTTCAAAGTTTCAGAAGATGTTACGTATACTTTTAATGAATCAAGACCTAAGTAATTATTAAATGTTATATAAAGATTATATTATTCAACAAATACATATTTTTTTAACATGGTTTATAACATTTTTTTTCCAATGGTTAACAAATGAAGGTGAAATTTTAGGATATATTTTAGGAGCAATACATATTTTATTTGCAGCTTCTTTATTAACATTAGTTTTTGCAAGTCATACTATATTTCCTGAAACTATATATCAAGTTGTAGCATTTATATGTTTAGTTTTAGTATGGGCTCAACATTTATTTTTAAATGTATGTATGTTTACTTATACTGAACGCAAATTTTCAGGAAACCCTCCATCTGATTCTTTTTTAAATGAACTTTTAGCAAATTTCTTTGGAATACATCAAGATAAATTATTAGGTTCAATAGTTCTTATTGAATCTGTAGCAGTATGGTGTTTTGGTCTTGAATTATTAGCTAAATTTACGCCGTGCATGGCATCAGGCATAACTTTATTTCTCCCAAATTTGCTACCACATATCTAAACATAATAAACCAACCATTTTTCATATGAATTTCTAGATTGTTACATAAGTTTGTGCATTTAGTAAATAATCCTAAATGCATTAATGAAAAGTTCCCTGAAACAATTTCATCACCTGTATGTTTAGTAATATTAAATTCAGATTCACCATCACCCATAGTAGTAGTTCTTGAAGCAAAATGTCCTTTACAACTAAATGTTAGAGATGAACCAACATTAGTAATTTCTACAGTTTTTGCAGATAACAAAGTCATATCTCTACATAACTTTTGAAAATCCATTGATGGCATCATAATTCTAGTACTGAATTCCGTATCAGGAAGTTTAATTGCAGGTTCATCTCTATCTAACAAATTTAATTTATATTTATGTACTTGTTTCTTTTCAGAATTTTCCATAATGATACAGAGAGAATTCAAGTCATCTTGATCAACTTGAAATGTAATTGTATCATCATTAACTGCAGTTCGAATAATACGATGTAAATGATCAGTATTAATTCCAATAATAAATTTTGGTGTATTTTTATTATAAGAATATTTCTCAAATTTATCTGCATGTAAAATTAAGTGTACTAATACAGTTCTAGTATTATCCATAGCAATCATACGAATACCATCTTTATCAAAAATTAAAGACATTTCTACCAAAATAGAACGCAAAGCTTCAACTAAAGTTCGGATAGCACCTGTTTGAACAGTTTTTGCTTCAACTGCCAACATTTTTATTTTAAAAGGAGTTGTTCGTGTAAGTTTCAAAAACGCAAAAAATGGAAAACTTTAATTTAATATTTCATACTAAAAAAATGTCATGGCCTTTTAAAGACTATGACTTTTATGGTGATAGATATGTCAATATCAAAGATCCAGATTCCGAATTTGGAGTAAAAATGTGGTATGATAGAGAAAATATACATGATAGAAAAACACCTACTGAATGCTTAATCTGCATTGAAGCAGAGAATGAATTATATACTAAATATGCTCATCCAAAAGCACATTCAGAAGCACATATAGAAGCAGGTAAGACTGCAGAAATACTAGCTCTTAAAGAAAAAGTTACTGAAGATTATCTTGATTATTACACTTTTCATTATGGAAAAGAATATATCAAAATATATAAAACCTTATATAAAAAATATAAAGAAGAATATAGTGGAATTATTTTACGCAGACCTTACAATAATGAAGACAAAATATGTGAATATCATTTAGAATCTATACGATATCATTGCGAAAAAAACTAAATTAACTTGGAAATCCAAACTAATTTAGTTTTTTGTATTTCTTTAAAATTATTTACGATTTTTCATTGTTGTATGTCGTTTTACTGAAACAATACGTCCATACTTATTTTTCATTAAATCTTCTCTAGTTAATCCACCTGGAGTTTTTTCTGCAGAACCATTCCATACCATACGACGAGAACCTTTTTTTAATGTTTGTTGAGGCATTTTATATTTATTCTTTATATATAAAATGTTTATTTGGACATCATGGTATAAAATAGATGAAGAACATGAAAAAGAAGTTTTAAGATCTATCGAATTAAATTTACAAAATCCTTTTATTACAAAAATAAAATTATTATGTGAAATTCCATTCATATATGAACATCCTAAATTAGACTGTATACCAATATCAAAAAGACCATCATATCAAACTTTTTTAGATTTGTTTGATTTCAATAATATAAATATTTTAATAAATTCTGATATTGTTTTAGACTATAGAAGTTCATATTTTATTAAAGAAATTCCTGCAAATTCTGCGTATTGTTTAACAAGATATCAATTATTAAATAATTTTAAGTTACCTTTAAAAAGATGGACTTATGGATTTTATGAACGAACAGATGCAGCAGTAACTCAAGATGCATGGATAATTTATAAACCTGAAAAATCTATAAATGATTGTTCAGATATTTTAATGGGTATTCCAGGATGTGAAAATAGATTTTCATTATGCTTATATAAATCTGGTCTTATAGTATCTAATCCTTCATATTCAATACAAATAATTCATAATCATTTATCTGAAACTCGTAATTATACAGAATCGTATCATAATAAATATCCAGGTTTAGGTATTTTTCCAACTTCTTTAGAAAAAAAATTTAGTTTGTTTAAGAAACCACAAGAAAAAACATTATTATATGTAGAATTAATACCAAGTGTTGACAATAAAGATACATCTGAAAAATTTATTTACAAACTTATCTAAATAAATTTAGTCAAATCTTTTTTTAAGATGGGGATACTCAATATAAAATTGTTGAAGTTGTTCAATTGCTTGTTTTAATTTATCTTGAATAGATACAGTTTTTGAAGATGTTCCTTTCCATTTGATTTTCTCAGTTTTCAAATCAATTCCAAATCTGTCTCCGTGTCCACCGTTAGCCTTTACATACCAAATATGAGTTGGTATTTCTGCAATTCCTTCAGGAAGTTTTGCAGTTCTAGCTTTTGGTTTTCTATTTATATTTTGTTCAGATTGTGTAACAAGTCTCAGATTTTCTTTACGATTATCTAGACCATCTCTGTTAATATGATCAATTGACATTTTTGCACCTTTTCCAGGAAATATAACCCGATTCATAATAAAATTATGGAGATATATCATTTTTGTATCTCCATTTATCATTGCTTGGCATGCTATATAATATCCATTTGAAGCACTATACCATTGTCTTGGTTGAACTCTTTCTAGATCATCTTTATCTATTTTAAATTTTACATGACATCCCTTTGAAGTTACTGTTCCTTCAATATAATCATTAATTTCAGTATAAATTACAGGAATTCCTTTTACTCCTCCTCCAAGTTTTCTCTTTCTTCCTTCATTTTCACCAGGAATATGATCCATATTTTGTGTCTCATATTTTTGGTTATTATTGTTTTCCATTTTTATTATAGTATAATTGATACTGTGTAAATTACTGGGTGACTTACTAGTTTGAATAAGCTAAACCGCCCATACCAGACATTACACGGAGTACGTTGTAGTTGAGTGCATATACGCGTACTTGAGCAGTGCGTGCACCGATTACAGTGTTGAGAGATACGGAGAGTTGAAGAGTGGCTTTGTCAATACGAGAAAAGTTGCAAGAGCCAGAAGGTTGGTGTTCTTCAGGGCGGAGAGCAAAGGAGTATACGTTGATACCAGTGGAAGGGCAACGGGAGTGGTGTTGGTAAGGTTGTACACGGTCGAAATAAGAACCTTCGCGTTCCGTGAAACGGTCTTGGCCGTTGAGCTGGAGCTTGGCAACTTCTACAGGGTTCTTGCCTTCGCAACGGATGTTGGAATCTAAG